TTTGGTCGAAACTTTCCCTTGTAAGCCATGAATCTATTTATAAATAAGATATAGCCTTTTAATTTGAGAGATAACATGGCACTTGTTAGAGTAAATATCGACAGTTTCAAGAAAGATGTTGGAGGAATTGCAAACAGACTCGTAAATAGAGTCGTTAACAAACTCGAAGACAAACTCGAGAATGCAGTCGAAGATCTTTTCGCCAAAGCACTAAAGAAGGTAGGATTTTCTGATAGAATTGCTGCAGAACTTTCTGCAAGATTTGGTGATGCTCTGACTGTTGGTCTCGAAGACAAGTATTTCGAAACCTTTACGAGCGAGATGAAGCGCGCTTCATGTGCCGACATTCGTAATAACTTTAATCCTCGGAATGGTAATCTCATTGGAGCTTCTGCTGCTGCTGAAACATATGTTGACGCTATTCAGCGAGCTTCAAATAAAATTAATATAGACGGCATGCCTACTTTGCAATTTCCGGATCATATTAGTGACAAATATCATATGGCGTTTAAGTTTAAACGTTATGAACGCCCTTCTCCTCATACGAGATCTGAACTTAAGTTTGTGCAAGCATTCGCTCTTCCTTTACCGAAAGGACTAAGAGAAAGCTTTGATATCAGCGTTTCTGGAGATCCACAAGGAATGTCTGGAGGAATTGCAGATCTCACACAGCTGGCAATGTCTGGAGGATTAGACGCTCAAAAAGCAACCAATGCAGCTGTCGTGATGGGTTATAGTAAAATGATTCAGGCAACAGGTGATATTGGCGGAGCAGTTGCGCAAGGCCTCGGAGCTATTCCAAATCCTCATATTCAAGCACTATTTAGCGGCGTTCCTCTTCGTACGCACCGTTTCGAATGGACTTTTTCTCCTCGAAATGCGAAAGAAAGTCAGCAGCTGATGAATCTGCTGAAAGCAATGAAAGCTTATGCACTTCCATCATACAGTAGCTTAGGCACTGCGGCGCTGGCTTATCCATTTTTATGTCAACCAGAATTAAAGATTGCCGGAACTGCACAACTAATTAAATTTCAGCCGTGTTTAATTCAAGGTATCGAACTGAACTACTCTCCGCAAGGAATTCCTGCATTCTTCGAAGGCACGAGCCATCCTGCGTTTATCGAATGCTCGATAACAATGCTTGAAACACAAATTCAAACTTCACGCGACTATGGCAGAGAAGGCGGCGATCGTCTTAGCGAGGGAATTGACGCTATATTAGAAGGACTGCAAAAAGGAATTGATAAAGTAAATAGCACCGAAGGCGGAAATGAAATTCAAACTATTCTAAGCGAATCACAAGAAATAGTCAATGGTATTCTAAATCCGACGGCCACTACTCCTTCACCTAAAGAACAAGCAGGAAATTAAAGATGGCAAGATATTTTGATCGATTTCCAATCGTAGATTATGATGGAAACGTTGCCAAGAACATCTTGGCGCGAGTAGACTTTACTGACAAGACGAAGAGAGACATTTATTCTACCTTTCAATTTACTCTTGAAGAAGGGTTCGAAAGGCCAGATCTTCTGTCTTATAACTATTATGGATCTTCGAAATTTGACTGGATGATCTATCTTACGAACAATATCGTAGATCCTTACTATGACTATTACAAATCGACAGAAGATTTTAAGAGTTACATGGAAACAAAGTACGGATCGAATTCCAATGCGAGATCGATTACTCTTTTCTATCGATTAAACTGGCACGAAGACGAAAGAACTATTACAGTTCAGCAGTATGAGTCTCTTGTTGCAGATGAAACTGCCAACGCTCGAAAATATTGGAAGCCAAAGCTTACAAATACTGGAGCTGTAATCGGTTACGAAAGAATCAAAGAAGATTGGACAGTATCTACGAATAAAGTGCTATCATTATCTTTGACTGTTTCTCCATCAGGATTTGTAGTTGGAGATAGAGTAACGCAAATAAGTACTGGAGCATATGCTACAGTCGACTACATTGATCTTGAAAACAATCGCCTGACTGTAAAACATGTAAGTGGATCATTTGCTGTCAATGAAGAAGAGGGAATAAAAGAAATCACTCCGATAAGTCAAAATATACCTGAAGCTGAAACAGAATATTGGTATGCAGTGAATGCATATGAAGATGAGAAAGAAACAAACGAGCTGAAGCGTAACGTATTTGTACTAAAATCTTCTTATCTCGCAGAAACAGAAAAACAATTTATACAACAGCTGAGCTTATAATATGATTTCGATGAGAGACGGACAGTTTAAACTCAATGAATTTTTATTGATTGATGCCACAGCCAAAACGATTGACTGCGGCAAGGCAGAAAATTTGACTGCTCTCTGTGTACAAGCAAACATATATGAATCTGTTTTAGAACCATGTGTTCGTGCGCAATTCGAATTCTATGATGCAAAAGGTGCTAATGAAAAACTTATTTTTACGAATAAGAAAATTGTAATAGAATTTACAACCGACGAAGACAACCCAAAATCGGCGATTCGATATGAATTTTATGTTATTGGACAAACTCCTTCTGTGAAATCTTCTGACGATAAAGCTTCAATTTTTAAAGTTGAGTGTGTTACATACGAAGCATGGAAATCTACTGATATTAAAAACGCGCCACTCTCAGAAAAGAAGTTAGCAGCTGAGAATGCAGTAAAAGCTTATCTTAATATTATAGGATCTCAAAAACCGCTGTTCGCTGAAAAAACTCGTGGGTTGCATGCATTTAATTTTACTTTAAAGAAACCTTTTGAGTGTATCGATGAAATTAGACTCGAATATGCAATGTCTCAAGAATTTAAAGGACACGCATTTTACTTTTTCGAAAACAAACATGGATTTGTTTTTAAAAGCATGGAAATGTTAATCAAAGAAGGCAAAGAGAATATCGGTGATAAATGTTTCTTGCAATCTACTCTTACCAATTTAGATGTAACTGGTTCAAAGTGGAGAAACATTTTAACTACTAAGCTCATTCAAAAAGGTAATGAAGGAACAGCAAAAATTCTTGGCGCTGGAGCCGGTAAAGTTAAACAATATAATAAAGTCACCGGACAAACTGAAGATTTTGAAGCCGATCCAAAAAATCTGGAATTTGAAACTCTAAATAAAGGATCTGCATCTACTACTCTTAAAGCACAACATGAAAAATCTAGGGATGGAAACCAAGGAGAAGTGAAAGAGATTAAGTTCGATCCAACTATTTCAAATATAGAGAGAGCAGAAAAATTTAATCATTTGCCTTATTACATGGCTCACTTTTTAACCGTAATTATGCAAATTACAATTTATGGAGATTCGACTATTACTGTCGGCGATGTGATTAAATGCCAATTTCCTGAAGCGAGCGGTCTCACAAAGGGAGAAAAAAATCCTATTAATGAAGATAGTGAGATGACGACAGGCAATTAGATGGTATCGGTGGCATACCACAAACACACACAAATTAGAGGATGATAGATGCAAGTTCCAAAAATTTTTGAAGGCATAGTAGCAGAAGATCCGGCTTCGGATCTTGGTTTAGAAGCTGATGAGCCACAAACTGGCAGAGTGTTGGTCAGAGAAATCTTAGGTCACTCTAATCAAGTGAATTCAGAAAATCTGTTACCAGCATATATCGTGATGCCTACTATAAGCGCAGGTGTTTCTGGAATCGGAATGAGTCCGACCGGTCTTTTAAAGGGATCTCGAGTCATGTGTATGAGACTCCCTGACGAGCCATCAGCATATATTATTGGTGTATTAAACTATGCTCCCGAAGATAATCATAGCGTATCGTCTTATGCACGAGGACAAGGTGAACCAGAACTAAAAACGCGCAATCGTATTAAAGGCGAGAACGGAGCAGTCATTGAACCTGCTTCGGAGAACAAGGCAAGATATCCATACAATAGCACGATGACTACTCGAGGCGGTCACATTGTAGAGTTCGACGATACTCCAGGTTCAGAGCGTGTGCATATCTTCCATAAGTCTGGATCTTATATCGAGATTTTGCCAGACGGTTCGATCGTAACAAAATCTGTGAAAGATCATATTCAGTTGGCATTTGGAAACATCTCCATCTTCAATCAAGGAGAAGAAGATGGCGGAAAAGATATCGAAATTACTTCGAATCAAGGTAAGATAGCCATTACTGCAGATAAAGATGTCGAGATATATGCCAATCAAGGCAACGTAGGCATTTACGCCAACAATGGAAGTGTGCAAGTCATATCAAAATCTGGAGTAATTGACATGATGTCTCCACTAATTGGACTCAATGCATGAGAGCGATAGTATATGTTCCAGAAATACCGGGTTTAGAATGCAGCGCCAGCGGAAAGATATCTTTTCGTCAGTTAGAAGATTACTTTGTAGGCATCTCAAAGATCATCTCTCAGCTTAAATTGCAAGCTAAGTTTATTCAGGACGAGTGCGGTAAAGAACTCATTCAGGCTATTCGCGACATCGAAAAGCTGGTAGACGATATTACTGGCATTCTCATGACTGACGTCTTCAAAAAGATCAAGTCAAAAGAACAAGAGATGAAGTACAAAGTTCGTGAGTTCATGAAAGAAATCGACGTATGGTTTCAGAAGAAGATCGTAGAAGCTCTGTTGAAGATTATTAGTATCCTTGGCATTCCGAATCCACTTACTACTCCGATTCCATTCATTACGGCCGTTACACTAATAGATGAAAAGGGTAATCCTGTTCGCTATCAGCCAGTAGTTAAGGATTTGTTTACGAAGGAAGGTAAAGTCAAGGTCAAAGCTGCGATTGCAGAAGACATCGAATCGATCAAGAAGTTTTTCGGTGAAGATGGCAAATATGACGGCACTCTGGGAATTAAAAGTCCTGAGCACGAAGCAGAAGAGTTTTGGCAGAAAGCATTAAGATGGATGAAGGAGCTACTAAGCGATTTCATTGCCGCATGCATCAATGCGATGATCAGTTTACTGACTAAGATTCCTATCATCGGTCCTATTATTAAAAGACTCGGCATATTCATTGATCCTACGAAACCGATTAAAGAACAACTGAAACTTCAGTACGAAGAGTTTAAGAAACAAATTAAGAAATCCAAAGAAGATGTCTTATCTGGAAAGGCTTTCGAAGATCTTGGAGAGAAACTATTAAATGAACTCATAGATTTCGTCTTAAACTTGCCTATTCCGTTATTTGGCACTCTCGGTAATCTGATTGGTTTTGATAAAGAAACTCGTAAGAAGAAAGAGACTGTACATTCGAAGGAAGAGTTGTGGCATCGAATTGAAGATGCATTCGAAGATACTATGGAAAAGATTAAGAAGTTCTTTCAAGGAGATCTTCTGGCAAAGATACATGATATCATTCTGAAAGCGCCGGGTTGGATCCTGAATCAGTTTCCAATCGTAAAGAAAATCATCAAGGCGATCAAACTAATCATTGATATTTGCCGTGGTAAGGTATCAATATGCGTGGTATTAAATATCATTTTAAAACCGATCTTCAGTATTCCAGACGCAATCTTAAAACTGATTCCAAGTTGTATCGAAGTGAAGAGAACAAAGTACGGATTAGAACCGAATCCTGAAGTATCTCCGCAATGGGCGAAACCAGCATGACAGACCAATATATGATTTCTGAGAATGGATATTTCTTTACGGATATCAATGCTCCGACACCCGAGGTGGCTTCTTATGGGGATTTAAATCCTCCTGCTCCACCGCCATTTACTGTTCCAGAACCGGGAACTACTACTCTTGATGAAGGAAAGGTCATTCAGTACGAAGACGCAGAGATGCTGATGAACTATTTTGTGTATGATGGTAATGATAAGCTTGTGTCGTATCTCGAAACAAACAAGACTACTGGAGTTATGATAAAGTATACATTTACTCGAACAGCTGGACCAGCACTCGAGGAGATCGGTAGCAACGAAGATTATCAAAACTTTGCAATGACAGGCCAAACAGATGGTCTCGAAGACGATGTTCCTAACGCTTCAATCGAAAACTATAGCGTCACCGAGACACTTATCGCATCAATTGGTCCAGGCGGCGAACTGATTCCAGCATAAATAAGATAAAAGCAGGATGCCATGACAGACAGAATAGACGCACTTACTACAAGAAAGACTACACAGCGAGATCCTGTGTTCACAGACTTTTATAATGACTTTAACGTGCATCCTCAAAACAAGCGTCTGGCGCTCCATACCGATGAGCAGGCAGTAAGAAGGTCGATGAGAAACATCTTGTCGACAAATACCAAAGAACGCTTGTTTAATCCTGAATTTGGAGGCGGTCTCAGAAGATTCTTGTTCGAAGATATCTCAGTCATGACAGCAGATCTCATCAAAGATGCTGTAACTGATTCTATTACTAAGTATGAACCTCGCGCCAGAATCATCGACGTCTTAGTCATATCAAACGAGTTTGCGCATTCTTATGAAGTATCAGTCTATTATGAGATAATAAATAATGCAAACCCACAGACACTTCAACTCACCCTTTATAGAGTAAGATAATGGCAGCAAATTCGAGCATAGTCCTTACACAATTAGACTTCGATTCCTATAAGGATTCGTTGAAGACATTTCTTAAATCTCAAGACAGGTTTAAGGATTACGATTTCGATGGAAGCAACCTTTCGGTTCTTCTTGACGTGCTTTCGTACAACACCTATCAGAACGCGTTCTACCTCAACATGGTCAGCAACGAGATGTTTCTTGATTCCGCCAAGCTGCGTGACAGCGTGATCTCGCATGCCAAAGAATTGAACTATCTTCCTCGTTCTTTCAGATCCTCGTCGGCCGTAATTAAGCTTGTCATCACTTCTTCAGATGCCGCAAAGAGATCGATAGTCATTCCAAAAGGTACATCGTTTACTTCGCGTGTCGACGACTTCACTTATAACTTTAGTACTATTGAAAACTATGTCATTACGACCAGAACTCCGGCAGGATCAAACTTTGTATATGAGAGCGAAGCCATTCGAGTATACGAAGGCAACTATCTTAGCGATACCTATACCGTAAACTATGATAGACCGCTCAACTATAAGATAAGCAACAAGAGAGTGGATCTTGAAAGTTTGATTGTTACGGTCTTCGAAGATAATGGTACGACTGTTCAAACTTATAAGAGAGCGACGTCGCTCTTCGGCCATGATGGAAATTCAAAAGTCTTCTTCTTACAACCAGGAATTGGTGACACATATGAGGTTG